TGAGGGGGATGCACGACGATTTCTATGATGACGATCTGCACGTTCCCAAGGGGCACGTGCGTTGCCCACTCTGCTACGGGCAACAGGTTGTCAATTGTCACTGCGGCGGAGACCTGTGCGTGTGTGTCAACTACGGCGAAAAGCCATGCCCGCTCTGCGGCGGGGAGTACGGCGGCGAAGGATACGTCGCGAAGGCTAAGGCCGACGCCTATCTGGAGCGACAAGCCGAGTACGCAAGAGCGTTCGAGAGGGACTGAAGAAGGGGGAGTGAGGGGATGGAGGACAGCATGTTGTGGCGCTACTATTTCCCGGACCTGGGCGAGACTGAGGAGGACGCGCGGTGGTTTCCAGGGCTGAAGCAGCCAAGCAATCGAAATGAAGCCGCGCAATTGGCCTGCGAACTTGATTACACCCGTCATGATGGGTGGGAGCGCGGCGAAAATCCGTTTGAGATAGCTATTGTGTGCCCGGATGGCGTCACAGCCACATTCAGAGCGCGCCATGAGCCGAGCGTCAACCACGTGGTCTCGGAATCGTGACTAGGGAGGGTCGAAGCATGCGCATTGACCCCGTTGCAACACCTAGGGAGGTGCAGAGGAGAACGATATGACGGTTTGGATGGTCGAGGACATGTGAAATGACAGGCAGGGAAGACCTTCGCGACGTAATTTTGGGGCACCTGTCAATGCATGTACAGGTGCAAAGTGACAGCGTGCTGGTGACGCTCAATATTGATGAGGTCGTGGACGCGATTACTCAATGGGCTCGCGCAGGCGGCTTTGCTGGCGCGGCGGACGACCGCCCAGGGAAATCGTTACGGGCGACGTTTCGTCTGGACAGGCCGAGTTGACCACACCCCCGCCACAGTGTAATTTGTCGGCATCACTCCCGCGTCATCTAGTGCCAGCGTCTCACCCCTATCGGAGGCGTCATGCGCGCTATTACTGGCTGGATTCACGCCAGCTCTCCCGCCGAAATCCCCGCACTGGCCCGCACCCTAGGCCTCGTCGGCATCGTGGCATCGTGTTGGATGTCGTATGCATTTGGCTCGTCCATGAGCGGCGGACACGCTCTGGCGCTTGTGCTCGTGACACTGCTCGCTCCAATCGCGCTCACCTACGGACGCCACGAGATGCGCCACGGCGGCAAAGCATTCGGCGCGCTGTGCATCGCGGCCGGCGCGTTTTTCGCGGTCGCCGAGTACGGTACGCACCTGGCCTATACGGTCGGCGTCCGCACGGTTGAGAGCAAGGATACCCACATCAAGAATGCCGTTCACGCGGAAGCGCAGGACACGATCACGGACCACCGAGCCAACCTCAAGCTCTGGCGTGACCAACTGGCCGAGCTGACGGCCGCCAACGCATGGGCAGCGACCGTTACCGCTGACGGCCTCAAAGGCGAGCTGCCCGCGATGGACAAAGCCATCGAGCTTGAGACCGCACGCGGTGGTTGCAAGGTCAAGTGCAAGGCACTCATGGATCAGCGCGCCGCGTTGGTTGCCCGCATCGCAACCGCCGAGAAGCGGGACGACCTGACGGGCCGCATTGAGGCGACACAGCGTCTCGTGGACAAAGCCCGAGAAGCCGGCGCGAAAACAGAGTACAAGCACTCGAAAGTTGTGGCGCAAACCGATTTTATCGCTCAGGTAGCATGGGGAACGCTTGAACCATCCGCGGACGCGCAGACCTGGACACAGATTGCGATCGCCGCATTTATGGCGCTCGTGTCAACGCTCGTGCCCATTTTCGCGCTCATGATTGGCTGGTCTGGCTCCGATCGCCCGTCCCTGCCTCAGATCGACATTCGAGTCCGCTTCGCCGATCTGTACCGGCGCGCCTGCGATGCTCGTGGAGTAACCGCCGTACTGTGAGGACCGCATGAGTGACGACACGCCTAAGGATAAGGGCGGACATCAATCGACCTACACGCCAGAGATGGGCGAGCGCATCTGCGATCTCGTGGTCGAAGGCCTCACGCTGGCAGAGATCGAAGCGCTCCCCGATATGCCGCGTGAGCGAACGATTTTGAGATGGGCGCATAGACACGCGGACTTTGGTCAGTTGTACACGCGCGCGCGCGAAGCATCCGCACACGCATTCGCCGAGCGAGTGCCACAAATTGCACAGCAGTTGGCGCGCGGGACACTACGGCAGGACGACGGGCAGCCCGTGACGGCGGAAATTGCAAAGGTGGTGATTGACGCCGCGAAATGGACGGCAGGGCGCCGCAATCCGCGCGTGTGGGGCGACAAAGCCGAGCACGTCATGACGGCAGGCGACGGCTGGGGCGAGGTGATGGCCAAGGCCGGCGTTGTGTCGGTGTTCCCAAAGGCGAGTGGCGATGGCGCTTGACGCGGCCCGAGAACAGGTTGCGAAGCTATACACCGATCGGTGGTGGCGGCTCTGCACCCTCTATCGCATCCGCGACGCGGCCGGCAACGCCGTGTCGTTTGTGCCGAATGCCGCCCAGCGCCGGCTATGGGATGAGATGCACACCCTCAACGTCATCCCCAAGGCGCGGCAGCTGGGGTTCAGCACATTCATTGCGCTGTTTATCGCGGACACGTGCACGTTCCGTCCGTCAACGGCGGCCGGCATCGTCGACCTGACGATTGACGACGCCAAGGACAAGCTCGCGAAGATCAAATACGCCTACGATGGGCTGCCCCAGCTTGTGCGCGAGGCTAATCCGCTCACGAAGGAAAACGCCTTTGAGTTGCAGTGGAAGAACGGATCATCTGTGAGCGTCGGCACGAGCCACCGCGGCGGCACGCTGCAGATATTGCACGTGTCTGAGTTCGGCAAGATCAGCGTGAAGCACCCCGAGAAGGCGCGAGAGATCAGGACGGGTGCCTTCGGTACGGTGCATCGCGGACAGATGATATTCGTCGAGAGCACGGCCGAAGGCGCGGGCGGCGATTTCTACGATCTGGTGAGCGATGCCGAGCGCGTGGCGAAGCTCGGGCGGCAACTTTCCCTGCAGCAATTCAAGTTGCACTTCTCACCGTGGCACGCACACCCCGATTATGTGGACGATCCCGCGTTGGTGACGATCCCGCGCGAGATGGACGACTACTTCCGAGACCTGGAAGTCAAGCACCAGGTCGCGCTCTCGCCAGAGCAGCGCGCGTGGTACGTCATCAAGCGCCAGGCGATCGGGCCTGACGACATGATGAGGGAATATCCGTCCGTTCTGCCGGAGGCGTTCAACGCGTCTGTGCAGGGCGCCTATTTCCAGACCCAGATGCTCAAGGCCCGTGAGCAGGGCCGCATCGGCAAGATCGCGATCGACCCGACGCGGCCGGTGCACACGTGTTGGGACATCGGCAAGGATGACAGCACGGCAGTGTGGTTTTACCAGACACACGGCGGTATGTTCCACTTTATCGATTACTATGAAAACACGGGCGAGGGCGTCGATCACTATGCCCGCGTCATCCGCGACCGCGCGACCGAGCATGGTTGGATATACGGGACGCACTACGGCCCGCACGATCTCGACAACTCGCATTGGGTTATGCCCGGCGCTCAATCGACGGTCGATGTGGCCCGTGGGCTAGGGCTGACGTTCCGCGTGGTGCCGCGCATCCCCGACAAGCAACAGGCGATCGAAGCCGCGCGTCGGCTGCTCGCCGCGAGCTGGTTCGACGAGGTTCGCTGCGCGCGCGGTATCCAGTGTCTCGACAACTATCGCAAGAAATGGGACGACAAGCGCGGCACGTATCTGAGCGAGCCCCACCATGATTGGGCATCGCACTGCGCCGATGCGTACATGACGGGCGCATGCGGCCACGTTCCCGAAAGCATTCCCGACAATCCGGATCGATATCAGCGGCGCCGAGCGCCTAAATCAGCGTGGGCGGCATGAGCGACACAGCAGACGACAGCGTCGACACGCCGCGCGATGCGGAAGCCTTGGTCAAGCGGCTCAATGAGTGGCAGCGCCGCGCGGATCAGCATCAGAGCGGATGGCGCGCCGACGCCAAGCGGTGGTACGAGTTCACGAGCGGCGACCAATGGTCGGCGGACGATCGCGCGGCCATGATGGAAGAAATGCGCGTTCCGATCACGTTCAACCGCGTCGATCCGATGGTGTCTGCGGTGATGGGCGCCGAGGTGCTTAATCGGCAGGCCGTGCAGTATTATCCGCGCGAGATCGGCGACGCCAAGGCCAGCGAGATGCTTGGCGCGGCGGCCGATTGGGTGCGCGACAACTGCGACGCGGAGGACGAGGAAAGCGACGCGTTTTCTGACACGATCATCTCCGGTATGGGCTGGACCGAGACGACGCTGAGCTATGAAACCAGCGCCGAGGGCGACGTTCTCGTGCACCGGATTGACCCGCTCGAAATGGGCTGGGACCCAACGGCCAAGAAGCGGAATCTCGTGGATGCGCGCTATGTGTATCGCATGCGCGACTATGACCCGGATGAGTTCAAATCGAAGTGGCCGAGCAAGATCGACGAAGTGCGCGGCCAGCAGGACAAGGCGATCGAAACCGGCTCGGATCTGCACAACAACATTGCCGGCGATCAGTACCGGGCGACGGACGGCAACCCGTCATCGGCTGCAACCCGGCCTATTCGCGTCATCCAGATGCAATGGTGGGACATGGAGCCCGCCTATGCGGTGCAAGACCCGCAGTCGGGACAGATTACCGATCTGACGGCTGAGCAGGTTGAGCAGATGGCCGAGCTTTACTTGACGCAGGGGTTTGTGCCGCCTCCTGCTGTCAAGGGCAAGCGCCGTGTCTACAAGCAGGCGATCTATGCGGGCTCGGTGCTCGTGGAGCCGACGAAGAAGCTAGATTGCGGCGCGTTCACGTTCACCTGCATCACGGGCAAGCGCGATCGCAACCGCAACACGTGGTACGGCGTCGTCAAGGCCATGGTGGACCCGCAGATGTGGGCCAACAAGCAGCTTTCGCAGTTGCTCCACATCATCAACACCAACAGCAAGGGCGGGCTGTTTTACGAGCAAAATGCGTTCGTCAACGCGCGGAAGGCGCAGGACGATTGGGCGCGGCCGGATAGCATGATCGAGCTGCAGCCGGGCGCGATTGCGGGCAACCGAATTAAGGAACGAACCGCTCCGCCGCTGCCGCAGGGCATCCAATCCATTCTGGAGTTTGCGGTTGAGAGCTTGCCGCAGGTTTCCGGCATTAATTTGGAAATGCTCGGGCTCGTGCAGCGGGAGCAGGCCGGCGTGCTTGAGGCCCAGCGCAAGCGCTCGGGCTATGCGATCTTGGCCACGTTCTTCGATAGCCTTCGGCGCTATCGCAAGATGCAGGGCCGTGTGCTGCTCGACTACATCGTGAGGTACATGAGCGACGGCCGCCTGATCCGCATCAATGGCGATCGCGGCATCGAATACCGGCCGCTCGTGCGTCAGCCGGGGGTCGTCAAGTATGACATCGTCGTAGACGAAGCGCCCATGAGCCAGAACCAGAAGGAAGCCGTCTGGGGCATGCTGGTTCAGATGATGCCGATCCTCAAAGAGATGCCGATCGCGCCGCAGGTGCTGGCTCAGATGATCGAATACAGTCCGCTGCCGTCGTCTCTGTCGGCCCAGATCGCGAAGTCGATCAATGAACCGGCGCCTCCCGACCCGATGGCGCAGGCTCAACAGCAGCTGGCGATGGCTGGCGCTCAGGCGGACGTGGCCGGCAAGCAGGCAAACGCGGCTCTGACGGCGGCCAAGGCTCGCCGCGAGGAGATGGAAAGCAACATCCGCCCGATCGAGGCGGCTGGACGGATCATGGGATCGCCGCAGAACGCGGCGTGACGCTGGCCGGGAGCGCATCCCGGCATCGGAGCGGCCCGGAAGCCGCAGGGAGTTGTGAATGTCTGACGCAGCAGTGATCGAGAAGGCCCCGACGCAGCCGGCACCGGACCCGGATGCGGCGAAGTATGCCGAAATGGCGCGGGAGTTGAGCGACGCGCCCGCTCAGAACGAGAAGCCAGCCGAAGCGGCCAAGACGGAAGCCGAGAAGCCCGCCGAGAAGGCACCAGAGAAGCCGCAGCCGCTCCCCTATGAGGAATTGGACAAGCGGCACAAGAATCTGCAGGCGGCGTTGGGTGAGGCGCGTCTTGAGGCGCGGCAGCTGCGCGAGCGCCAGGCAGCGGCCGAGGCCGAGGCCAAGCGCATGAGTGAGTTTCTGCGCACTCTTGCAGAGGGACAGACGCGCAATCAGCCGGATGCCGATCCCTATCTCGACCCCGTGCGCAAGCAGGTGGAGACGATCGCCGAGCAGGCGGCCCGCTTGGAGAAAGAGACACAAGCGCAGAAGCAGGCGATCGAAGCCCGACGCCAGCAAGAAGAGCTGATGAACTACGTCACGCGGGCGGAACGGGAGTTTGCGGCTCAAACGCCGGATTATACCAACGCGGTGACGTTTCTGCGCGAGCATCGGCAGCAGGAGTATGCGGCCATGTTCCCGGATGGGCATCCGAAGGTGGAAGATCTGGCCATTCAGAACGGGTTTCGCACGGCGGCAGAGTTCCGACAGGCTCTTGTCGAGAGAGACGCAATGAATATCGCCGTGCACGCGGCTCAGACGGGCATGAGCCCGGCGGAGTTGGCCTATAATATCGCGCGCCAGAGGGGATATGCGCCACGAGCAGCGGCACCGGTTGCCCAGCCGGCACCACAGCCGGTGGCTCAGAGACCGGCGGCGCCGTCTCGGATCGAGACAATTCGGGCTGGTCAGCAGGCTGCAAGTTCGCTAAGCACGGGATCGGGCGGCACGCCGGCTGACGGCGCTTGGCCGACGATCGGCGAGCTGGCGAATATGTACACGACCGATCCCGATAAAGCCGAGAGCATCCTGCAGAAGATGCGCGCGGCCGGCGTTCTGAACTAGCGTTGATTTGAGCGTTCGTAAAAGCGTTTTCGGCCAGCGGGAGCCGGTAATCCCGCATCGCACCGCGCAGCGCATGCGCGCCACGGCGGCCCGTCGGCAAGGGCGAAACCTGAAAGGAGCAACCTCAAAAAGGAGTGCCACGCCGTGGCAGACACCGCATATGGTTTGAATGACGCTGAGACCGTCAAGCTATGGTCAAAGCGTCTCGCCCGTGAAGCGCTGAAGCAGACCTACGCGCAAAAGTTCATGGGCACCGATAATTCGTCCCTGATCCAGATCAAGGCGGATACCCAGAAGAGCGCCGGCGATCGCGTTCGACTGACGCTGCGCATGCAGCTGGCCGGCGATGGTGTGGTTGGTGACTCGACGTTGGAAGGCAACGAAGAGGAGCTGAGCACCTACACCGACGATATCGTGATCAATCAGCTTCGCCACGCCGTTCGCTCGGCCGGCAAGATGAGCGAGCAGCGTATCCCGTGGAGCGTCCGCGAGGAAGCGATGAGCGGCCTCAAGGATTGGTGGAGCGATCGCATCGATGCGACGTTCTTCAACCACATCTGCGGCTACACGGTGCAGACCGACGCCCGGTACGCCGGCAACAACGCGATCGTCGCGCCGAGTTCCACTCGCATTCTGCGGGCGGGTGCGCTTTCGACCGATCAGGCGGTGCAGGCTGACAGCACGAAGGTTTTCACCCTCGATCTGATCGACAAAGCGGTGGAGAAGGCGAAGGTCGCGACGCCTCTCATCCGTCCGATCATGATCGGCGGTGAGCCGCATTACGTGATGTTCCTGCATCCCTATCAGGTGACGTCGCTGCGCACCAATACCTCGACCGGTCAGTACGTGGACATCCAGAAGGCGGCAATGAGCGGCGGCAACGCCTCGAAGAACCCGCTCTTCACGGGTGCTCTCGGCATGTACAACAACGTCATTCTGCACGAGGCCACACGTGTCACGCAGGGGGTTCACTCGACCTCGGGCGCGGCGCAGACCAGCGTGCGGCGTGCGGTGTTGTGCGGCGCGCAGGCCGTGGGCATGGGGTTCGGCAAGGAGTTCGGCCCCGGTCAGTTCGACTGGAACGAAGAGCTGTTCGACTACAAGAACAAGCTCGGCGTCGAGGCGGGCTGCATCTTCGGCATGAAGAAGACCGTGTACAACTCTGTCGATTTCGGCACGGTTGTCGTTTCGACCTACGCCGCTGCGGCGAGCTGATAAAGGAGTGATCTGACAATGGCAGCAAGCGCTACTGAAGGGCCGCACTCCTGGGTGCCCCACGTGCTCCGAAAGGACATCTCGTTTGACACGACCGGCATTACGGCTGGCGTCTCGGCGGGAGCCGTGCCGGCCGGAGCGATCATTGTGGCCGTCACGGTGCTCGTGACGACCGTGTTTAACGCGGCGACGACCAACGTGCTCAAGGTCGGACACGCGTCGGACGACGACGCCTATTTGGCGGCTGGTGACGTGGATGAGACCGCGCTCGGTCTCACCCGCTACACCGGCAAGGCAGCCAAGCTCACGTCGGCGACGGAAATCCTGGTCGCTTACACGCAGACGGGCACGGCTGCGACGACGGGTGCCGCCTCGGTCATGATCGAGTATGTCCTCGATCCGACCCGCTACGCCTAACGGGAGGCGCCCGCAGTGAGCACACTCGGAACATTGCGGGCGCGTCTCGCCAATGAGATCGGGCGGTATGACCTGCTCGAACATTTCGACGACGCGATACGCTCGGCAATCGAGTTTCACGAGGCCGAGCGCTTCGCCTTCAACGAGGCACGGTTCCGCCTGGATACGGTAGCCGCTCAGGAGTTCTACACGCTCCCGACCGCTCTGCTGACGCCAGCCGGGGCCGCCCTTGCGACGGGCGAAGACCTGATCGAGATCGACAACGCCGTGGTCCGGAACAACAACACCGGATCGCCCATGCGTGCAGTCGATCCCGATGAGTTGGAAATCCTCAACTCGACGACCACGACGGGGCAGCCGACCGCGTTCGCGCGGGTTGGCGATCAGCTTCGGCTCGGGCCGATCCCGGATGCGGTCTACTCGATTTACATCCACGGGACCAAGAAGCTATCGACCCTCACTGCATCCAGCGACACGAACGCATGGATGGTGGCCGGCGAGGCGTTGACGCGGGCAACAGCCGTTCGGCTGCTGGCTCGGGACGTTCTGCGTGACACGGAGTTGATGAGTGCAGCGGCGATCGCCGAGCGCGATGCGCTCATCGCACTGCGGAGAAAATCAACCGACGTTCTGCCGCGTCGCATTCGACCCTGGGGGTATTGATGACAACGCTTGCAACCATGCGGGACCGCATCGCCAACGAGACCACGTGGTACGATCTCTTGGACCAAATCACGGACGCGATCCAGTCTGCAATCAAGACGTATCAGTCGCAGCCGTTCACGTTCAACCGGGGGCATTTTCGGATCGATACTGTATCCGGGACAGAGACCTACACGCTGCCCACGAACCTGAAAACGGCGGCGGGTGGCTCGATCACGTCGGGCGAGGATCTACTCACGATAGATAGCGTGATCAACCGAACCAGCGGCGCGGCTAATCGGCTGGCCGGTACGTCGTATCTGTGGCTGGATAACTTTTATTCGACGACAGTCGCAAACGGCACGCCGCGGTTTTACGCTCGGGAGGGCGCCAGCATCCGCCTGGGGCCGATCCCAAACGGCGTGTTCAACATCTATTTGACGGGCGTCAAGAAGCTGGCTCCCCTCTCGGCGGGCAGCGACACGAATGCGTGGATGACGGATGGCGAGGTTCTGATCCGATCCCGCGCGAAGGCGATCATCGCGCTCGACGTGCTCGGCAATCAAGACCTGTATCAGCGCGCCCAGATCATGGAGCAGGCCGCTTTGGCGGACCTGAAGGCGGCCATGGACAATCACCGGCAATCGCCGCTGGCACCGGTCAACGTCCAGACGCGGCAGGACGGCTCGCCGACGATCAAGCCCACGCCCATGGCAGCGATGGTGAACCCGCGTGGCTGAAGAACGCCCATTCGCTCGAATGCAACGGGTCGAGTTCGGCGAATGGACGCCGGACGCGCCGAAGACGGGCGCGGGGCTTCTGACGGCGAAGGGCGTGATCAGCAAGGGCGGCCGGTACACGGCCAAGCCCGCGCTGGCGCGCTATGACGACAACGCCCGCGTCACGTCGGGAACCGTGATTGGGGCGTTCTCGTGCTACACGGGGCTTGGCGGTGCGGCGCAGCAGCATCTGTTTCTAGCCGAGGCGCGGGCCATCTATCGCCTGGCCAACCGGGTGCCGGCCGATCTGTCCCGGAGCGCCGGCTATGCGACGGCCGATGCCGAGTGGGTGTGGAGCTTCGAGCAGTTCGGCGACAATATCCTCGCGGGTGCGCGTGGCGTGCCGCTGCAGAAGTTCCGGTGGGGCGAGGACGCGACGTTCACCGATGTGCCCGACGCCGGACAGGTCGCGGGACAGGAGACCTATGCCCCGCGCACGGTGGACGCCATCGGCCGCGTCGGGCCGCATGTGCTCGTGGGCTTCGGCCGGACGCTTCGGTGGAGCGCCTTTAACGATTGCACATGGTGGACGCCGGACACAGCGCGGCAGTCTGGCGAAACCGAGATGCCGGCGGCGGGCGGCGGGTTCGTCAAGATCAGGGGTGGAGAGGCCGGAGCGATCTTTCAGGAACGCATGATCAGCCGCATTGTCTACACGGGCGGCTCGACGGTGTTTCAGAAGGATGAGGTCGAAACCCAACGCGGCGCCATGAGCCCGCACGGCGTCATCCCGTTCGGCCCGCACACGTTCTATGTGAGCGAGGAGGGGTTTTTCCTGTTCGACGGGCTCCGGAGCCAGAACGTCGGCGAAGGCAAGGTCAACAAATTTTTTCTGGACAGGCTGAATTACTCCTACCGGCACCGGATTTCCGCTTCGCTCGATCTGTCAAAGCGGGCCGTGATCATCGCCTATCCCGCCAACGGTTCGTCAACCCCGAATGAGCAGCTTATATGGTCCTATGCGGACAATCGGTGGTCCTGGGACGACGAAGCGCTGATGATGGCCTGGGAAATGGGCCGCGAGGGCACGTCGCTCGACGATAGCGCGGCCCTGATTGCCTTGTTCGGATCGGCCAATATCGACAGCATATCCGCGTCGCTCGATAGCCCGCTCATGCGCGAAAGCCGCAAGCAATGGGCGGCGGTGGACACGGGCGGATATCTCAGCCTCTACACCGGGGACAACCGGCCGGCATCGATTGCCACGTCGGAAACCGAGATCGGACCTGGTCGCAACACGTGGCTCAGCCGCACGGTCCCGCTCGTCGATACGGCCAAGGGTGTGGCGGTGACGCTGAATTATCGTCGGCACAACCTCGGGCGGGCACAAGCGACGGTCGGCGCGACCCGGACAAACATGCTCACCTACGCGGACGATCTGACGGGCGCGGATTGGTTCGAGGTGCGTTCGACGACGGCCGGAGGCGTGGCGGATCATCTCGGGGGCACGAACGGCACGTCTCTGATCGACGACGGTACCGCTACAAATACCCACTTCGCGCGACAAACCCCCACATTCGTTTCTGGCACGACGTACACGCTGAGCGCGATCGTCAAAGGCGCTGGACGCGGGGCGCGGCTGCAGCTTTCGGCAACAGCCTTCAGTTCCGCGCCGACCGCGAATTTCGATCTCACCTTGGGCGTGATCGATGCAACGTCGGGCGTGAGCGGATCGGGTATCCGTCACCTCGGGAGCAGCTGGTATCTGATTTGGATCACGGCGGCGGCAACGTCGTCTACGACATCGAATGCGATCCTGCAGCTGTACGATGAGGCGACCAACTCTCCGACGTATTCGGGCGACAGCACCAGCGGCATTCTCGTGTCGTCCGTGCAATGCGAGGCGGCATCCTATCCCACCGAGCACATCCCGACCGGGACGGCGGCGGCGAGCCTGACGGGCGCGCCCATGAATGCGTATGGCGCATGCCTGACCCGCATTGAAGCCCGTTGGGTGTCATGGACCGTCAACATTGCGGGCGGCGTCACGTGGACGGAAGCGGTGGGCATCGAGCACGACGGGGGAGCCGGTGGCGATCGCTAACCTTCCCCAGCCGCGCGGCCAGTCTCAGCAGGATCTTTACGCCTGGGGCCGCGATCTCGTCGACCAGCTTCGACGCACGACCAATGAAGCGCTCGCGACCGAAACCAGCAATGCGAGCGAGCTCGCCCGGCTGCAGGCTGCAATTGATGAGATCAACGCGCGTCTCCAGGAAGTGATCGACCTGCTCGACTCGCTCGACGGCGAGACGCTGACGACGCAGGTGGCGTTCATCCGGTCTCTGCAGACGGATCTGCAGGCGCTTTTCGACACGATGCAGGAAAGCCTGGACGATGCGATCGCGGCCTCATCGCGCACGGCGAAAACGATCATTCGGGACGGTCTGCTGGGGCTCGGGAATACCGCTTCGATCCGCGTTGAGCAGCAGACGCGGTTGGATGAGGGCTATGCGTTCGCCACGCAGCTTGAGTTGATGCTCGCGCGCATCGGAGACGCTGAGGCGGCGGTCGCTGAAGAGCGCACGGTGCGGGCGGACGGTGACGAAGCGTTCGCGCAACAGTTGATCAGCATCCTCGCCCGCGTCGGACAGACGGAGTCGGCGATCGATGAGGAGCGCACGACCCGCTCGACACTGACGGAAGCGCTCGCAACGCAGCTTCTTACGGTGCGGACGGCGATCGGTGGGCAGGAATACACCGTCAATCAACTCGTCGAGTCGGTCGACGGCCTGTCGGGCCGCTTCACGGTCTCGCTCAACCGCAACAATCACGTCACCGGCCTGATCGATCTCTCTGGGAACAACGAAGGCACGCAGTTCACGGTGGTCGCAGATCGGTTCCTGGTCGCGCATCCGACCAATACCGTCAACCCCGTGAGTGTGTTCGGCATCGGGACGGTGAACGGGGTCTCGACGGTCGGCATCAACGGCAACGTCATCGTCGACGGCACGATCCGGGCGGTTGCGATCTCGGCCGCGTCGCTTTCGGCGATCACGGCGAACCTCGGCACGGTCACGGCGGGCTTGCTGCGATCGGCGGATAGCAAATTCATCATCGATCTCGACAACAAGTCGTTTCAAATCGACTTCTGAGGCAGCATGGCATTCCGGTTTAGAGCGGACGCGACAGGGAAGGCAGCGATCTACGTGCCGGGCAACGGCGCGTCGGCCAACGACGTGTTCGACGATCCCGACGTTGACCCGTCTCGGGTCGTATTCCACTCGGCGCGTCCGGTGCTGGGCTCGGTGCGGGAGTTCCGGGGCAGCGCGATCCTGACTTATGCGGGATCAACGCAGTTCACGATCGGGGCGCATGGCCAGCCGTGGCACCCGATGACGATCGGCTGGCTGGGGCGCTCGGCGACGGCAACGCCGAATGTGCCGTGGGCCGGGTCGGTGGCGTTCCTGACCAACGCAGACGAACCGATCTTCGTGAAGCGTTCATGGGATCGGACCAACATCTATCTCGAATTCGTCGGCTCAATCGGCTTCGGCACGGCCGGGCTCAGGGTCTATTATGAGGTACACGTTCTCGACCAGGAGGTTGCAGCCTGATGCCAACCGCCATTCTCATCGATGCGACGGGCTTCTATTGCCCGGTCAACGGGTTCTCATCGGACAACCGATACCTCAGGACTGCGATCGACAACGACGGGACCGGGCGCGGCGTCGTCTCCGGGGAAACACTGACGTTTGCCGCCAAGGTGTTGAACCCCGGCTCGATCAATGAGACGCAACGCAATTCGATGCGCAATTTTCTCGGGCAGATCCACAATATCACGTTCCGGTCGAACGACGGCCCGCCGATCCCTTCGGCCGGAACGACGATCACGGCAGAGGCTAAGATCTGATGGGCGTCGAGATCGCCAGCGGTCGAATGACGGTAACACGGGCGGATGGGACCGTGGTGCTCGACACGCACGAGCGGCCGGCGCTTTGGGATAGGAACCAGATCATCGGCAACAAATTTTTCGCCGAGCGGGCAACGCCGGTGTTCACGATTACGGATCAGCAGATAGGGACGTGTCTGGCGGGGTCGGAATTCTTCATGGGCGCTTGCCGTCTCGTATCGAACGGATATCTCGGGACGGATACTTATTGGTCCGATCTCTCCGGGACCAATGTTGCACGTGCATTGATCGAGAAGACGGCCGACAACCACGTGCTCGCCCATTCGGTTTACATCGCGGGCACAATCGTTTATCTTCGCGAGGTCTGCATGTATCGACGGAAACGTGTTTCCGGCTCGCCGCAGCCGTTCAATGTGCCCCCGTACCGTCTGCACTATAAGATCTGGACGGGTCGGTTCCATGGCTGAA